GTATGCTCCTGCAGGTAAGTCACAAGAGTCCTATAAACTTGATCATATTGCCTCAGTAGAACTTGGTACAAACAAACTAGATTATTCAGAATATGATAATCTTCACCAACTCTATAAATTAAATTACCAAAAGTTTATTGAATACAACATTAAAGACGTAGAACTTATCGTAGATTTGGAAGATAAGTTGAAATTAATTGAGTTGGCTGTAACTTTGGCGTATGATACTAAAACGAATTTTGAAGATGTATTTGCTCAAACTCGTATGTGGGATTCATTGATTAATTGTTATTTGTTGGAACAAAAGATTATTGTACCACCAAAAGAACGCAAAGACAAAGAATCAGCATTTGAAGGTGCATATGTTAAAGAACCACAAGTTGGCAAGCACGATTGGGTCGCATCGTTTGACCTCAATTCTCTGTATCCACATTTGTTGATTCAGTATAACATTTCACCAGAAACAATTATTGAGCCGCACGAATACACATTAGAAATGCGGCGTATTATTTCCGATGGCGTAAATGTTGACAAAATGCTTGACATGAAAGTTGATACAAGCAAACTAGAAGGTGTTACATTGACACCAAACGGTCAATACTTTACAACACGCAAACAGGGCTTTCTTCCTAAGATGATGGAAGAAATGTATGAAGATCGGAAAAAATTTAAGAATTTAATGATTAAGGCTCAGCAAGATTATCAAGTTGAAACTGATAAGAAGAAAAAAGCGGAGTTAGAAAAACTAATTGCACGGTATAATAATCTACAACTTGCGAAAAAAGTTTCATTAAACTCTGCTTACGGTGCTCTTGGATCACAATATTTTCGTTTCTATGATTTGCGTCAGGCATTGGCAGTTACACAAGCAGGCCAATTAAGTATTCGTTGGATTGAGAAAAAACTCAATCAGTTTATGAACAAATTATTGAAAACGGAAAAAGATTATGTTATCGCCTCAGATACAGATTCGATTTACCTTCGTCTTGGTGAACTCGTTGATAAAGTGTATAAAGAAAAGACGGACACTAATTCAATCATCACCTTCATGGACAAGGTCTGTGAAGATAAAATACAACCTTTTATTGACGAAAGTTATCAAGAGCTTGCTGATTATGTCCACGCCCACTCACAAAAAATGCAAATGAAACGTGAAGCATTGGCAGACAAAGGTTTGTGGACTGCCAAGAAACGCTATGCGCTGAATGTGTATAACAATGAAGGTGTTGTGTATAAAGAACCAAAACTCAAAGTAATGGGTTTGGAAATGGTTAAATCATCTACGCCTTCCGTTATCCGTGAGAAGATGAAAAAAGTTTTGAATCTGATGATGATGGGAACAGAAGAAGATGTGCATAAGTTTGTTGCTAATTTCCGTGATGAATTTAATAAATTACCACCAGAAGATATTTCATCACCAAGAGGTTGTAATGGCATCGCACAATACTCCGATTCAGTAACATTGTATAAGAAAGGCACACCAATTCATGTAAAAGGTGCAATTCTTTATAATTTTCACCTAAAGCGTTTGGGACTGGAGAATAAGTATCCTATGATCCAAGAAGGCGAAAAATTGAAGTTTGCTTATCTTAAAATGCCAAATCCAGTCAAAGATATGGTAATTAGTTTTCCACAACGATTACCAAAAGAATTGGATTTACAAGAATTCATTGACTATGATGTACAGTTTGATAAAGCTTTCTTAGAACCAATTCGTGTAGTTTTAGATTGCATGGGTTGGAAAACAGAAAAACAAAATTCAATCGAGGATTTTTTCGGATGACACAAGTAATCTTTCCACTTTTAACTGCATTAGCACTTTCAGCTATTGCAGCTTTTTATTCCGTGATTGGTTTAGCACAAATATTTCCTGGTTCTTTTTGGCCAATTATCATTATGGGTGCAGTATTAGAAGTTGCAAAGTTAGTAACAGTATCTTGGTTATATAACAACTGGAAAGCAACAACACGAGCTTTAAAATATTATTTTTTAACTGCCATTGTTTTGTTGATGTTGATTACATCAATGGGCATTTTTGGTTATCTTTCAAAAGCTCACTTAGAATCAAATGTAACTCTTGGTGCCAATACGGTTCAACTAAGAACAGTTGAAGCACAGGAAAAGATTGCTCGTGAAAGATTAAATTATTTGTTGAAACAAGCTTCTGATCCAGAAAAAATTACTCCAAGGGTTGACCGAGATATTCGTGCTACACAAGCAGAGTTGAAGAAACTTTCTGAACAAAAACTACCTCTGATGGCGGAAGAAAACAAATTGGCGGCAGAAATTGGTCCTATCAAATACATCGCCGAACTGTTCTATGATAAGGAAGATCCATCATTCATAGATAAAGCTGTAAGATCAGTAATTATTACAATTATTTTTGTATTTGATCCACTTGCCGTTTTATTGTTGATTGCTGCCCAACAAACATACCGCAAATTAAAACCGCACGAAAAAAAAATAAATTGGCCAAAGTTTACCTTTAAAAGAGAACAAAAGCTTGACAAACAGCCTGAAAATGATGTACCATTTAAACCGTACTTAGAAACATCTTCAAACGAGATTATACCCAAAGAAAAAATTACACGACTTGACGGAGGTTCATTTTAACATGAGTTTATTAGATAAATTGAAAAAGAATACAACGATTAAAGATTCGTCTATTCTTGCTAAATCCAAATTCTTCAATGAAAAGGATATGATACCAACTGATGTGCCAATGGTTAATGTGGCACTATCGGGTCAATTAGATGGCGGCCTTACACCGGGCCTAACAATGTTGGCAGGTCCATCTAAACACTTTAAAACAGCATTTGCTCTTTTGATGGCATCTTCTTATCAAAAGAAATATAAAGATGCTGTTGTTTTGTTTTATGATTCAGAGTTTGGCACTCCACAAAAATACTTTGAAACATTCAATATCGATATGAACAAAGTATTACATACACCAATCACCGATATTGAAGAACTGAAACATGACATTATGAATCAGTTACAAGGCCTCGACAAAGATGACAAAGTGATTATTGTCATTGATTCAATTGGTAATTTGGCATCACGCAAAGAAGTTGAAGATTCGCTTGAAGGTAAATCTGTTGCAGATATGACCCGTGCCAAACAAATCAAATCATTGTTTCGTATGATTACGCCTCATTTAACAATTAAAGATGTGCCAATGATTGTTGTCAATCACACATACAAAGAGATTGGTATGTTTCCTAAAGATATTGTTGGCGGCGGTACCGGTTCTTATTACTCCGCTGATACAATTTGGATTCTTGGTCGTCAGCAAGAAAAAACTGGTGGTGAACTTACTGGTTATAACTTTATTATCAATGTGGAAAAATCTAGGTATGTGCGTGAGAAGTCTAAGATTCCTGTCACGGTATCTTTTGACGGTGGTATTCAAAAATACTCAGGCCTATTAGAGATTGCACTTGAAGGCGGTTTTGTTCAAAAGCCATCGCCAGGTTGGTATGCGAAAGTTGACCAAAAAACTGGAGAAATCGGCGCAAAATTACGAGAAACAGATACTAACGCTAAAGATTTTTGGAAAGATATTTTAAACGATAAAAAGTTTAAAGAATTTATTAAACAAAAATATTCCATTTCTTTTGGATCTATTTTACAGGAAGAAGAACAAGATGAAACTGTTGCCTGAAAAAAAATGGCCGATTGAAGGCGAAGATTATGGATTTGTTGACACAGATGGTGTTGATAAAGTAACCTCTATTCGTATATTAAAAGGAAAATTTGAAGGTGTGCTATATCATTATGGTACGATTGAGGTTGTAGAAGAAGATCCTCCAAGAATTAAATTTGATTATTTCTTGGATGATCCAGGTAAATTTGAATTTAAATACTTGCAATCAAATAAAAAATTTGATACAATGATGGGTGACATATTAGTGTCTATTTTTGATAATAACATTCTGAAAAAGAAAGAATTAGATGACGAGGCTGGAACAGACGATACTGAAGAATTTAATTTACAATGAGGCATTTACCCGTAAAGTAATTCCCTTTATTCGTTCTGATTATTTTAGTGATGATGCTGAACGAATTGTTTTTAAAGAAGTTTTTGAGTTTACCAACAAATACAAAAACCTTCCATCACACGAAGCACTTGTAATTAATCTCACCGAAAGTAAATCGCTAACTGAACCACAAGTTAAGTCGGCGATTGAACTCCTCAATGCAATCAAAGAAACCAAAGATGAAACAGTAGAACTGGCATGGATTTCTGAGCAAACAGAAAAATTTTGCCAAGATAAAGCCATCTACAATGCCATCATGGAATCTGTCCATATTCTGGATGACAAACAATCTAAAAGAAGCAAAGGAGAAATACCAAAGTTATTGAGTGATGCTCTTGGTGTTTCTTTTGATAGTAATGTCGGCCACGATTATATGCAAGACTTTGATGACCGATATGATTTCTATCATCGTGTAGAAAGCCGTGTTCGCTTTGATTTGGATATTTTCAATAAGATTACAAAAGGCGGCTTACCTGTTAAAACTTTGAACATCGCACTTGCTGGTACTGGTGTTGGTAAATCATTGTTTATGTGCCATATGGCCGGTAGTTGTTTATCTCAAGGCCATAATGTTTTGTATATTACCATGGAAATGGCCGAAGAAAAGATTGCAGAAAGAATTGATGCGAACTTGCTCAATGTCGATTTTAATGAATTACATACCATGAGTAAGAATGATTATGAACGCAAGTTTGAAAGCCTAAAAGTAAAAACACATGGTAAGTTAATCATCAAAGAATATCCTACAGCTGGAGCTTCTTCGTTACATTTTCGTGCTTTGTTGAATGAACTTGCATTGAAGAAATCATTTAAACCAGATATTATCTTTATTGATTATTTGAACATCTGTGCCTCTGCTCGAATCAAACCTGGCGGTAATGTAAACAGTTACACATATATCAAATCAATTGCTGAAGAACTTCGTGGTCTTGCTGTAGAAAATAATCTACCAATTGTTTCTGCGACACAAACAACAAGAAGTGGTTTCACCAATTCTGATCCTGGTTTGGAAGATACAAGTGAATCATTTGGTCTGCCTGCAACTGCCGATTTTATGTTTGCTTTAATTACAAATGAAGAACTAGAAAGCCTGAATCAAATACTTGTTAAGCAATTGAAGAATCGTTATTCTGATCCAAATGCCTTCAAACGATTTGTTGTCGGTGTTGATAGGTCTAAGATGAGATTGTATGATGTAGAAGAAACTGCTCAGCAAGGCATTACTGATTCTGGTCAAGATGAAGATCCAGGCCCAATTAATACATTTGGTAATCGTGAAGGTAAATTTAATCGTAACTTTGGCGGCTTAAAAGTATGAGTTTGAATTACGATCAGGCCTTACATTGTGCTAAGGTCTTTGAAGATTACTTTGGTGATTTCAATCGCATCGATGAGTATATGCGTGAGCAAAAACTAAACTCTCTTGCTGAGTTGCCTTTTGCTTTGCCTGGTTGTGGACCTGAAGCAGATTTATTTGATGATTTCACTATAAACCCACAAGACATGGAGTTTGAAGTTGTTGAATTGGAATCAGCAAGATGGCAGTTATATTTGGATATAATTTCATCACACAACAATCTTAGTAGTCCTGGCCGAAATATACGCCTTGCTGTAATGGAAAAGAAAACGAAAAAGTGGGTTGGTTTTATTCGTCTTGGTTCTCCAACAATTATGATGAAGCCAAGAAATGAACTTCTTGGTTGTGTAATGACAAACGAACTAGAAACAACGAAGGCTTTCAATCGGGCTTCAGGTATGGGATTTGTTATTGTGCCAGCACAGCCTTTTGGTTTCAATTATCTTGGCGGAAAGTTACTTGCCGGCATTTGTTGTTCACATGAAGTAAGAGAGATGCTGAACAAAAAATATAATATGAATACTTGCTTGTTTGAAACTACCAGTTTGTATGGCACCACAAAAGCCGTATCACAATATGATGGTATGAAACCTTACTTACGATTTGGCGGTGTAACTGAATCTAATTTTCTACCAATGATGCACGGCAAACCTTATGAAGATTTGAAGAACTATGTTGAAGATATTGTAGGCGAGTTTGTTCCTGCTGATGCGAGTAGTCGTAAACTTAAAATTAGTACCACAATTATTGCTATGACCAAATCAGCATTAAAGAATCATAAGAGTGATTATGATTTGTTTATGAACACTATTGAAAAGGCCAAAGGTTTGACTGAAAGAAAACGATACTATTATTCAAACTATGGATTTTCCAACTTTAAAGACGTTGTTCTTGGAAAGACAGACAAACTTGTACCAGACAAAGAAAACTACGATAAACACCACTTAGAAAACATCGTAGAGTGGTGGAAAAAGAAGGCTTGTAGTAGATTTACAACACTTCAGACAGAAAATCGACTGAGGACGGAGATAGAAGTTTGGACTGGTGATAAGGAGATTGACATTATCAGATAGTCGTGGTAGGATAAATACATGAATATGAAAATTCCTACTAAAGTCAATACTGATAATTCAAGTCAATCTGGTGCTGGTGCAGAAGTAACCGCATTAGCAGAATCTATGCAAGCATATGCTTGTGCAACTAGACAACATTATGGTAAACCTCTTGGTGATATATCTCAGGTTACAGAAAGAACAATCGCTGATGCTGATTGCGATAGAACATTAAAACAATGTATGAAAGGTCTTGATGAAAAATGGTTTCTTAGCATTATAAAAACAGCAAATAAAATTTTCGAAGAAGTGCCTGGCGCTAAGACAGGAAAAAGATTTAAATTTTATCGTGGCGGCCGATTTGTAGATTCTATTTACAATCAATGGAGAAAATTTAAAAAAGATAGTGGCATTACTGGTGATGATAAATGGAATCCTGCTGATATTTGGATGGCCAAAAAAGATTTTAGATTGAAAGAAGAATGGCCAACACTTAGAGATTATAACCGTTACATTTATGATGAGTTTGCAAAAACTAATTTGATTGGTATTTCTTTAAAAAAGTTAGATCCTAAAGCAACTGAAGCACATTCTAAAATTTTTAATAATGGTAAACCACTCATAGCACAGTTTAGAGGAATAAAACTCGGCGCAAATATGTTTGATTCAAAAGACATTTATATACAATATAAATCAGAAGGCGTTGATGGCGAAATTCAGTTTCGTAATTTTTCTAGTAGACCACAACCATCTTCTTGGCAAGGAGAAATTAAAGGTAAAAGTGCCGCCGGCGGAAAAATTGGTGGAGGAATTATAATGTCTGGTGCTATAGAATCTGGAGTTCCTAGGACCAAATTGACACAACCAAATCAAGCACCAATTGAAAACCCAAAAGATTCTGATTTTAAAGAATTTGCTACAATGTTCAAATACTTGTCAAAATCTAAAGATAGTTTAGATAGTTTAATAATGCAGGCAAAAGCTGGTCATAGAAAAGATAAAACTTGGTGGATGTCCAAATATCTTGGAATTAGTTTAGTATATGCGGTATTGCAATCTAAAAAAGAAGATGATTTTTGTAAATACATTTTTGAATATGCTTCATCTGCTACAAAAAACAGTAGTATTTTTATAAAGTATAGCTAATGAATTTCACAGAATACTTAACAGAAGGTAAAGAAGGTAAGAATGTTCATCTCGAGCATATTGAGGATGAAGTTCTAAACTTTGGTGTGTCCGGTGCCAGGTCTGCCATTAACTTTCTACAATCACTTCGCAATATGTTG